TTTCTGCGGAAACACTATCTGAGCACCTACATCCCTGAGGGGGGCAGCAAGATCAAGTTGGTGACCGGACGGTCAGGCAGCGGGAAAACACATCTCGCGCGGTGCCTGTTGGCTGAGGCGGAAGAGCTGGGCTATTTGACCGTATCATTCTCGGCAAAAGAGGTTTGGCTCCACGATTTCCGGGAGGTCTATCTTGAAATTCTTCGTCAGTGCGATATTGAGAAGGTGCTCTTTGGCTGCGCCGGGCAAATCATGAGGGAGATGGGCTATGACCCGTCTGAACTGAGAGAAGGACAAACGTTTCTCGACTACCTGGTGGAGAAGGGGGAGGGGGACGCAATCTCGCGGGGTGAAATTCGCAGCGCCCTGCGCAGATACTTTACGAGAAATCCGCTGCTGGACAACGGATTTGCCTCCTGTTGCTCGCTGCTGACAGGCGGAATTTTGGGACATCCCGTTCTGGAACCCGCCAGCCGGGAGCTGCTTCTTTCATTCCTCAACGGCGATAAAACAATCAAGCTGTCGCAGCTGCGGCTGCTTGGCTTTACGCCATCGCGCATCACAAAGTACAACGCGCGGTATCTGCTCCGCTCGCTGGCGGAGGTTGTCCATCTGGCGGGATACGCCGGATTGCTGGTCGTCGTGGACGATCTGGACGTGCTGGTGGAGCGTTCTGCCGAGAGCGCGATCCGCTATACGAAGCTCCGCAGGGAGGATACCTACGAGAGCATCCGACAGCTGATCGACGATATCGACAATATGCGCCATGTGATGTTTCTGTTCTGCTTCGACAGGGAATTGTTGGACGACGAGAACTACGGCGTAAAATCCTATCAGGCGCTCTGGATGCGGATTCAGAACGAGGTAGTCAGCAGACGGTTCAACCGTTTTGCGGATATGATTGACTTGGATCGCTATGCAGACGAAGCATATGACGCACAGACGTTGCGGCAAATGTCGGAGCGTCTGGCCGGAGTACTGCAAAACGCTGGTATCAGCGCTGCGCCCATCGGCGGCTCGACGGCGCAGGAGCTTGCAACGCGAGCAGAATTCGGCGGCATAGGTCTGCCGTATTTGGTCAATCGGGAAGTAGTGGGAGGTGGCCCAAATTGTAAGGGGACAGGATATTTGAGAAATGCGGGATAAAACGGGAGACGCGGGGGAAGGTTAAGAAAAACGGTGATTTCACCCGGGACAAGGCCGCTTTTTGGGCGGGAAACGGGCGAGAACGCGCCGCGAGCCTCAACTATTTTGTCCGCGAGCGTCGGCCTTCACGGTCGGCGCTTTTTTCGCGCCCTGGCGGGCCCATACGGGCCGCGAGATCGGCGTCGGCCCCATCTGCCCAGGACGCGGCAAAAGCCCCGCAAACGCCCGGAAATCGGGCATTTTAGGGGCTTCTTTGCAAAGTATGAGCCGCTCGGCCCGTCCCGGAAGTCACAGCAGCAGACCAAGAGGACGGAGCTTCGCGGCTCATGCGCTTAGTATAGCAGACGCGGAGGCGTTTTGCAAGAGGGGCGAGCGTGCTAACGGTGCGTTAGAGCGTGCGAATTTTGTCTGCAAAACCCGCTTTTCGCCGCCGATCGGCGCGACAGGCGGCGTGCATAGGGCGTGCGAGGCGTGCGCGGCCCGCGCCGACGCTCGGCAAATCGAGGCGGCGTTCAAAGGGACAATTTCACCAAAACAACGGGACGCAGTCCCATTGCCCAGAATTGCCCGCTTTTCGGGCGCTTCGACCCGAAAGAGAGCCGAAAAAGCAATGGGACACGAAAAAGATTTACAACTAAATCAAGACGGCACAAAAAAATTAAGCGGTTCCTTCGCGGGCGTCAGCGCCTCCGGGGGAGCCGCTTTTCTTGTCGTCGTCGAAATACGTCCAGTAAATAGACTCCGCCTTTTTCTCAACGTGTTTTCTGTATTTGAAATCCTCCGCGTCGTGGCGTGGATGTATCTCTTCAAGAATTACGACCTCAAGGATTGGGTCAGCTTTGCGGAGGTCTACGGTCTGCCGCTTCGCCTGGGCAAATATGCACCCGGAGCGAGCGACAACGACAAGGCTGCGCTCATGCAAGCCCTCATCCAGATCGGCGCGGACGCGGCGGGCATCATCCCAGACGGCACCTCGATCGACTTCATCAACACGGAGAAGACATCGAGCACCGATCTTTATGAGCGCCTCGCCCGCTACTGCGACGAACAGATCAGCAAGGCGATCCTCGGGCAAACGCTGACCTCGGACTCGGGCGGCGGCAGCTATGCGCAAAGCAAGACGCACAACGACGTCCGGCACGATCTCACCATCGCCGACTGCAAGGCCCTCGCCTCCACGCTCCGGCGCGACCTCATCCGGCCCCTGTGCATCTTCAACTTCGGCGAGGATAAGCGCATCCCGCACATCCGCTTCGACTGCGAGGAGTCGGAAGACCTTGAGCAGACGGCGAACATTCTCGACACCCTCATCGGAAAGATCGGCCTCCGGGTACCGACGAGCTTCCTCTACAAGAAGTTTTCCATCCCCGAGCCGGAAGAGGGCGACGAGATCGCGACGCCGAGCTACGGCGGCGTCGGGGCCGGAGTGCTGCCCTTCAAGCGCGACGCGCCCGGACAGCAGCTTGCGCTCAAGGCCGGAGCCGACGCGGGCCCCGGCTCGCAGGAGCACATCGACAAGCTCGCTGCTGCGGCGCTCAAGAAAGGGGGCGGCAGCTTCAAGCGTGCGTTCGCCCCGGTTCTCAAAATAATTGAGAACGCCGGGAGCCTCGAGGAGCTCCGCGAGATGATGGAGGACGACAAGGCCGTCGCGGAGCTCTATGCGGCGATGGACGTGTCCGACGTCGAGGAGCTCTTGCAGAAGGTTATGCTCTATGCCGACCTTGAGGGGCGGGTGCTTGAGAGTGGATGACGTCAGCGCGATCTTCTCCCGGAAGGATATGACGTTCGAGGAGGCGGTCGAGTTCTTCAAAGAGCGCGTCCCGGTAACGTCGTCGCAGTTTTACAAGATCGCCGACGAGTACCGCAGCCTCGCCTTCACGGTCAGCGGCTACACAAAGGCCCAGATTCTCAAAAAGTTCTACGACGAGCTCATCGCGGCCCTGGAGGAGGGCGGCACGCTCAAGGAGTTCCGCGAGAGCATGAACGAGTTCCTTGAGGCCGAGGGATATGAGGGCATTACGCCCTACCAAGCGGAGAATATCTTCCGCACCAATGTCCAGACGGCCTATAACGTGGGGCACTATAGGCAGATGACCGAGCCGAGCGTTATGCGTCTCCGGCCCTACTGGATGTACGACGCGGTCAACGACTCAAAGACGCGACCGAGCCATCTCGCGATGGACGGGCGGGTGTACCCTGCGGACAGTCCCGTCTGGGACACATGGTTCCCGCCGAACGGCTTCCGCTGCCGCTGCACCGTGCGGACGCTCTCCAAGCGCCAAGTCGAGCAGCGCGGCCTGACGGTCGAGACCGAGGCACCCGGCGCGGCCCGCCTGGAGGACGGGCGGTTCGTCAACATCCTGCCCGACCCGCAATTCTCGACCAACCCCGCGAAGGTGCGCTTCGAGCCAGACCTCAAGGACTACCCGGAGCCACTCCGAAAGGCATATCAGGCGCGAGAAAAGGCAGGCCCCCCGAAATAGCCCCGTAGCGGCCCCACGACGCGCCGCTCTCCCGCGAGGGGTAGTTTTAGGGCTAAACGGATTGACGGGCGTTATAACGCGGGCTAACGGCCTTTGCAGGCATTTTTAGAAGATACCGACAGGAGGACACCCCACATGAAGGACATTATCATCCTCAAAGGCGGCAACGTGGAGCTCGAAGGAGCCCCGGAGACCATCTCCGTGCTCCCGATCGGCCACGTCGTCAGCTCGAAGGGTGAGTTTGACGTCGACGAGGAAAGCTACCGCGAAATGAAGGCGCAGATCGCCAAGCGCGGCGTCGACCTCGTTGTCGACTATGAGCATCAAACGCTCAAAGGGTGCGAGGCACCCGCTGCCGGATGGGTCAAGGAGCTCAAGCTCGAGGACGGCCAGATCAAGGCGGTTGTCGAATGGACGGAGCGCGGCGCGGAGTACCTCAAAAACAGGGAGTACCGCTATCTCTCCCCGGTTGTCAGCGTCCGCAAGTCGGACAACAAGGCGATGGGGCTCCACTCCCTGGCACTCACTAACACCCCTGCGATCGAGGGGATGCCCCCGATTGTCAATTCCGAGAATTTTGAAGGAGGAAACAACAACATGGATCTCATCAAGAAACTGGCGGAGCTGCTCGGCCTGGGCGAGGATGCCACGGAGGAGCAGGTCATGGAGGCGCTCAAGGCGTGCATCGCCGAGAACAAGAGCCTCAAGGAGGGCCAGAAGACCGACAGCGAGGCCGTCGTCGCGAACAAGGCCGTCTGCGAGCTGCTCGGCCTGGAGGCGGGCGCTCCCGCTGCCGACGTCTCCGCGAAGATCATGGAGCTCAAGAGCGGCAACATCGGCGGTGTCAACGTGGTCGAGGAGCTCAAGGCACTCAAGCAGCAGAACGCCGAGCGCGATGCTGACGCCGCCGTCACCCTGGCGCTCAAGGCGGGCAAGATCACCCCGGCGCAGAAGGATTGGGCGAAGAGCTACGCTCTGAGCGACCCGAAGGGCTTCGGCTCCTTCGTGGAGAAGGCCCCGCAGATCGTTCCGATGGGCGAGGTCGAGCTCGAGGACACGAAGGCGCTCAAGAGCGACACGCTCGACGAGGCGACGATGCTCGCGTGCAAGCAGCTCGGCGTCGACCCCGAGGACGTGAAGAAGTACGGCATGAAGGAGGACTAAGATCATGGCAAAGCTGACTGAGGCAAGAGACACCACCGAGATCGCCAACGGCGCGAAGTACATCTCCGCGCCCGTGAAGGGCAGCACCACCATCTACCAGGGCGCGATCGTCGCTCTGGACGCCAACGGCTACGCGATCCCCGGCAAGAAGGCCGAGAGCCTGACCGCCGTGGGCCGCGCCGAGGAGACCGTCGAGAACGGGGGCGCGGATGGCGAGCTCGTCATCCGCATCGCTCGCGGCGTGTTCGTCTACGACAACACGTCCACCTCGGCGAACAAGATCACCCAGGCGCACGTCCTGAAGCCATGCTACATGGAGGACGACCACACCGTCACGGCCCTGGCGACAGGGGCGTCCGTCGCGGGTACCGTCATCCGCGTCGACGATGAGGGCGTCGCCGTCGAGTTCGGGCACATCACCGCTGAGAGCGCGACTGTATAAACGAGGAGGACACCGACATGATTATCAACCCCCAGACCCTGAGAGGCATCTACGTCGCCTTCAACACCATCTTCAATAAGGCGTTCGAGGGCCAGAAGCCGACCTATGAGAAGGTCGCGACCGTCGTCCCGTCCACGAGCGACACCGAAACCTATGCGTGGCTCGGCGACATCCCCGGCATGAGGGAGTGGATCGGCGACCGCGAGATCCAGAACCTCTCGGCTTCCGACTACACCATCAAGAACAAGCCCTTCGAGCTGACCATCGGCATCGATCGCGAGGCCGTCGAGGACGACAAGATCGGGCTCTATAACCCGTCTATCCAGATGCTCGGCGAGTCCGCCGCGCTGCATCCCGACGAGCTCGTTTACGGGCTCCTGGCCTCCGGCTTCACAGCAAAGTGCTACGACGGCAAGGCGTTCTTTGCCGCCGACCACAAGGTCGGCAAGCAGACCTTCAGCAACAAGGGCACCGCGAAGCTGAGCATGGATGCCTACATCGCGGCCCGTGCCGGGATCATGAGCCTCAAGAACAGCAAGGAGCGTCCTCTGGCCCTGGTGCCCGATCTTCTCGTGGTGCCGCCCGCACTTGAGGCCACGGCCCGCGACATCCTCGTCGCGGACTACATCAACGGCACCAAGAACACCATGCAGGGCACTGCGGAGATCCACGTCGAGCCGCGTCTCACGAGCGACACGGCCTGGTTCCTGCTCTGCACCAAGCGCCCGATCAAGCCCCTCATCTTCCAGCAGCGCAAGAAGGCGAAGTTCGTCTCCAAGACCGCCGAGACCGACGACAACGTGTTCTTCAGCAAGAAGTTCCTCTACGGCGTCGACTCCCGCGACAACGCGGGCTTCGGTTTCTGGCAGATGGCCTACGGCTCGGACGGTAGCGCGAACGCCTAAGAGGGCCACATCGGAAGGAGGAACGCGGCATGAGCTATAGCACGCGGGCCGAAGTCCGGGAGATGATCAAGGACGACGCCCTCAACTCCATCATCGGGGACACTTTCATCGAAGACCCCGCCGAGCGGGAGGAGCGCGTCGGGCCGATCATCGACTCAGCGATCGCGGACGCGGACGCGGAGATCGACGGCTACCTCGCCAAGAGGTACGCCGTCCCCCTCCTCCCGGCCCCGAGGGTCATCAACAAGTTCAGCAAGGACATCGCGGTCTACAACCTCTTCTCCCGCATTGGCATCGACGAGAGTACCGACCAAAAGACCTACCTCAACCGCTACAACTCCGCGATCAAGTTCCTCACCCTCGTCGCGGAGGGCAAGGTCTCGGTCGGCACCGAGGACGACGACCCGGCGAGCGCAGCCGCTACGGGCTTCTCGGTGAAGTCTAACCCCCGGCTCTTTACCCGGGGGAAGATGGCGGGGATGTAGCCGATGTACAGTATCCGGCTCGAAGGCGACACCCGGGCGATGCTCCGTAAAATCAGGAGTTTCTCGGAGATCGACAAGAAGAGTATCAACGCGGCCCTCGCCGAAGGCGTCCGCGAGTCGACCATCGAACGCTTCAAGCAGGGCAAGGGCCCGGACGGGCGCAAGTGGAAGACCTCCATCCGCGCAGCGAACGAGGGCGGCAAAACGCTCGTCCAGACCGCGCAGCTCCGCAACTCCATCAACTCAAGGTCGGACGCCTCGGGCTTCGCGGTCGGAACCAACCTTAAGTATGCGGCGACGCATCAATTCGGCGAACCGGGCCGAACCATCCGGGCACGAAAGAAGAAGGCGCTCCGCTTCCAGGTGGACGGGAAGTGGGTCAGCAAGAAGCAAGTCACCATCCGCATACGATTGAGGTCACGCCGGCAAACATCCACGACATACAGGTTACATCAAAGCTCATACGCGAGGACGACGAAGTCGTCTACGGAGACTCCGGCTACCTTGGCATCGAGAAACGGGAAGAGATCGTATCTGACGCGCACCTGTCCTCTATCGACTATCGCATCAACCGCCGCCCGAGCAGCTTGCAGAAGGTATCCGGCAATTCGGTTGATTGGGACCGCATCATAGAGCACACGAAATCTTCCGTCCGCTGCAAGGTTGAGCATCCTTTCCGCATAGTCAAGTGCTTGTTCGGCTATCGGAAAGTAGCATATAAGGGACTGGCAAAGAACGAGAACCGGCTGTATGCGCTCTTTGCCAGCGCCAACCTATACG